CACGCTGATGGTACACAAGATGTATTTATATTTCAACAACCAGAAGAGCATGGACACTTTCATACTGCAACACAGTGCAAAGACTACGTAAAAGATAACACTATTTCTATTGTGAAAGCACTATTAAATGAATATGGACCACGACCAGTACAAAAAGTTCTTTGTGTTCCTGAAGAAAATGTTAAAAGATTTATTGAGGAACAAAACTTGAGGGACTTAAAGTCTTGAAGACTTGTGATATCTGTGGACAAGAATTAAAAGGACAATACTGTGAGTTCTGTTTAAAAACTGGTGATAATGGTGCATGGATAAACAAGGTCATAGAACAGGCTAAAGACCCACGACATGACCAGTCGGCTTTCAAAGATAAGAAGAAAAAGAATGACACCAGAGACACTTGATAGATGGCGAATACTACCAAGACTTATGATGCTCGTTATGACAGGTGTTTACATTCGTTGTATAGAATGGGCTTTGAGTCAGCCAGAGTTGACCACACAACAGGCAGGGCTGATATCCGTGATTACAGGAGCAATGACAGGGAGCTTTGCAATCTGGATGGGAGCAGAGAAATCAGAAACAAAAAGAATGGGGAGGGAAGAACGATGAGAAAATATTTTAAAAGACTATGGTGTGCATTGTGGAATAAGAAGTGCCACGATGATTGTGACTGTGTTTAATAAAGGAGATAAGTATGCCTACACTATCTATGGATGAAAAAGGTAAAGAATCTATTACAGGTCTTAAAGTAATTGATTTAAAAAAGATAGCTAAAAGAGAAGGTATAGATGTTATTGGTTTAAAAAAAGATGCTATTATGAGAAAATTAACTAGACAATTAGGCACTAGATTCTATAAATTAGGGGGTCTTGCTAAAAGACGGAAGAAATAATGCTAGGTACACTACTAAGTTCTGTATCTAGTTTAGCATCTTCTTACCTAGATGGTAAGGTTGCTGTCCAAAAGGCTGAAGCAACCATTCGCATGAAAGAAGCCACAGGTGAGATAGATTGGGACTTAGCTGCTATGAGGGCATCACAGTCCTCGTGGAAAGATGAATGGCTGACCCTACTGTTCAGCATTCCTCTAGTACTGAGCTTCTGTGGTGAATGGGGTAGGGCGATAGTGGCAGACGGATTTACGGCTTTGGCAGGTATGCCACAGTGGTATCAGATTGCGTTAGGAGCTATTGTATCGGCAAGCTTTGCCACACGGTCTGCAGGTAAATTTTTTAACAGGATGAAAAAGAAATGAGACTAGGGTTGCTAATAAATAGTATGATGGCAGTTCTAGTCTTAGCTACATTTATAGCTGTAATATTGTAGGAGAAACAATGGCATTTAAACTATCAAGTAGAAGTCTGGGTAAACTAGAAGGTGTAAACGAGTTATTAGTAGACACAGTAAAACATGCCATCGAAGTGAGCAAAGTGGACTTTGGAGTTATCTATGGTGTCCGTTCTTTGGAAGAACAGGAAAAGCTTTATAACTCAGGACGCTCACAGACTATGCGTAGCAAACACCTTATCCAAGAAGATGGAACATCACATGCTGTCGATTTAATGGCTTACGATGGCAGTAATCCAAGTTGGGACATAGTGATGTATGATGACATAGCTGACGCAATGAAAGCTGCAGCAAAAGAAACTGGAGCTACAATCCGTTGGGGAGCAGCATGGAATATTGATAACATAGCTGATTGGGATAGACCGATGGAGGACGCTATGAATAATTATATAGACGTAAGAAGGAGTCAGGGTAGAAGACCATTTATTGATGGTCCTCATTTTGAATTAAATTAATGGACAAAAAATTAAAATATAAAAGTGAAGGAGAAATGTTGTTTGGTGGTAAAACAAAAAGCACATCTAATAACTTTTTAAATTTTAAAAATTTGTTTACTAGAAAAGGTGACAAGTATAATACATCTTTAGACGTAGATGTATTTAAGCCTTATATAGGTTTAACTTTTACAAGAAAGAAAAAGTAGTGGCACTTACAGAAAAACAACAAAAATTTTTAGATGTACTCTTTGAAGAAGCACGAGGTAATCCTGTAGAAGCAAAGAAGCTTGCAGGATACAGCGAGAATGTTGCAACGTCTTCTATTACAAATGCGTTGAAAGAGCAGATAGCTGACCTCACTAAAAAGTTTATTTCTTCTTCTGCTACAAAAGCTGCCTATTCTATGTTTGAAGTTATGCACAGTCCTACAGACTTGGGTAACAAAGAGAAGATGGTGGCTGCAAAAGATATACTAGACCGTAGTGGATTTACTAAAACAGATAAGGTGGAGGTGACGGCAGCTAGTCCTCTGTTTATCCTGCCACCGAAGAACGATGAGAACGACTAAAGATTGGAAACTTCCTGTACCTGAGGAAACAGAAGATGGGTTTGATTGGCAACCTGTTGTACGAGTAGGACGGACTGTACCCTTTGGATACGAGCAAGACCCAAAAGACAAAGACATTCTTTTACCGATAGTAGAAGAATTAAATTTGTTAGAAAAGGCTAAGAAGTATCTAAAACAGTACAGCTACAGAGATGTATCGAACTGGTTGAGTGAACAGTCTGGACGCTACATATCACATGTAGGTTTGATGAAGAGAGTAAAACTTGAACAAAAGCGTAAGAGAGAAGCTTCAAATCAACGCTACCTTGCCCAAAGGTACAAAGAAGCCCTTGAGAAAGCAGAAAAAATCGAAGCCACAAGATTCGGTGCAAGAGACCAAGGTACACGCACAACCGAAGCCTGAGCCGATAGAAACGGAAGAAGCACAAAAAGTTATCTTCCAACCAAACAAAGGACCACAGACAGAGTTCCTGTCAGCAACAGAGCGAGAAGTTTTATACGGTGGTTCAGCAGGAGGTGGCAAGTCTTACGCAATGTTAGCCGACCCTGTGCGATACTTTAACAATCCACACTTTAGAGGATTGTTGATAAGACGAACAACAGAGGAACTAAGAGAACTTATCTCTGCTTCTAAACAGTTATATCCAGAAGCAATACCAAACATAAAGTTTATGGAAAGAGATAAGACTTGGGTAGCACCGTCAGGAGCAACGCTGTGGTTGTCTTATTTGGATAGAGATGATGATGTTACACGGTATCAGGGACAGGCATTTAGTTGGATAGGATTTGACGAGTTAACACAGTGGGCAAGTCCATATCCGTTTGACTACATGAGGTCAAGACTACGTGCAGCAAGAGGGAGTGGATTAGACCTGTATCAACGAGCTACAACAAACCCCGGAGGAGCAGGACATCAGTGGGTTAAGAAGATGTTTATAGACCCTGCACCACACGGCACAGCTTTTTGGGCAACAAACATAGAGACAGGTGATATTCTACAAATGCCGAAAGGTCACAGCAGAGAGGGTGAGCCACTATTTAAAAGACGGTTTATTCCTGCAACGCTGTTTGACAATCCATACCTAGCCGAAGACGGTATGTACGAAGCAAACCTTTTGTCGTTGCCAGAGCATCAACGTAAACAACTATTAGAAGGTAATTGGGATGTTAATGAAGGAGCAGCATTTCCAGAGTTTAATAGGAGGGTACATGTTGTTGAGCCTTATGATATACCTCACAGTTGGACTAAGTTTCGTGCTTGTGACTATGGGTATGGCAGTTACACAGGTGTAGTCTGGATAGCCGTAACACCTGCAGAACAGTTAGTTGTGTATAGAGAGTTGTACGCATCAAAAATATTGGCAACAGACTTGGCTGACATGGTGCTTGAAGCAGAAGCAGAAGATGGTAAAATACGTTATGGTGTATTAGATAGTTCACTGTGGCACAAAAGAGGAGATACAGGACCTTCATTGGCAGAACAAATGATAATAAAAGGTTGTCGATGGAGACCTTCTGACAGAAGTAAAGGAAGTCGCATTGCAGGGAAGAACGAAATACACAGACGATTACAGGTTGACGAGTTTACTGAAGAACCTAGACTTGTCTTCTTTAACACTTGTACAAATATTATATCTCAACTTCCTTCTATCCCACTCGACAAAAACAACTCGGAAGATGTAGATACAAAGTCTGAAGACCACCTGTATGACGCACTACGTTATGGTGTTATGACACGACCACGA